TTAAAGTCTTCTGTCAAGGTGGACTAAATACTAGCAGAGATGTGTTATCTCAGGGTGAGAATCAACCTGGTTCTGCTGTATCTTTGATTAACTATGAACCTGCTGTTACTGGTGGCTACAGAAAGATAAATGGTTTTGCTAATAATTACGGTACAGTTACAGGCACAGGAAGTGTACTAGGTGTTTGTGTAGCAAACGGTATTAATGATGGCATACTTGCATGTAGAAAACCATCGTCAGGTAACAACTACTTACATAAATGGAATAACTCTAGTTCTTCTTGGACTGCAATAACAACTTCAGGTTCACCTACAATGGTAGGAGTAACTAAAGTTAGATTTTCTAGGCTTAACTTTGGTACACCAAAAGTAGTTTTAACAGATGGTATAAATCCTGCAGCTACTTATGATGGTTCAACATACACACAGATTACACATTCAGATGCCCCTACAGATCCTAAGTTTTCTGCAGTATTTCAAAACCATCTATTTCTAGCAGGTGATCCTGCACATCCAACTAAATTATTTTTTAGTGCTCCATTGGCAGAAACAGATTTTACATCGGGTAATGGAGCAGGTGTAATAAACGTAGGTTTTCCTATAGTTGCAATCAAAGCATTTAGAAATGAACTATTTATATTTGGTACAACTAATATTAAAAAGTTATCAGGTACTGCATTAGCTAACTTTGTAGTACAAACTGTTACAGATGATCTAGGTTGTTTAGCAACAGACAGTGTTATAGAGATAGGTGGGGATTTAATATTTTTGTCTCAAGACGGTCTACGTCCTATTTCAGGTACAGCAAAAATTGGTGACGTTAATCTAGAAACAATATCTAAAAACATTCAGTCTATTTTTACAGATATTATATTTGATATTGATCTTGAAGGTCTTAATGCCGTAGTAATTAGACAAAAGACGCAGTTTAGATATTTCTTTGCAGGAGCAGACACTCAAGGTATTATAGGTGGATTTAGACAAACACCTAACGGTTTGCAGTTTGAATATAGTCAAATGTTAGGTATTACAGCTACTTGTGCAGATAGTGGATTTATAGGTCAAAACGAGATTGTTATACATGGTACTTCAGATGGTAAAGTACAACAACAAGAAAGTGGTAATAGTTTTGGTGGAGATCCTATATTTAGTATTTTTCAAACTCCTTTCTTTCATATGCAAGACCCAGAGCAAAGAAAAATATTTTATAATGTAGCTACATATTTACGTTCTGAAGGTGACAATAATATTGTTATGTCTGCGGTATATGACTATGAAGACGTAGATACACTAAATCCAACTAACTTTAATTTATCAACAGCAGGAGCAGCAGCTTTCTTTAACGAAGCTACATATAACAGCACTGCAATATTTGATGGTAATCCATCACCAGTTCAAAGAACTAATATATCAGGATCAGGTAAATCTGCATCTTTAAAATTCGTGACTAATGACACAAATGCATCACATAGTGTACAAGGTTTAGTGATTACATTTGGAGTAGGAGATAGGTTATAACATGGCAGGTTATTCAAGACAATCAGCGGCTGACATTATCGCTAATGCGATTATTAAAGCAGCACCAGTAAACGCAGAGTATAATGCTCTACGAGATGCGTTTGCCTTTTCAGGTGGACACAAACATGACGGTAGTTCTACAGAGGGAGCACATATACCCCTTATAGCTGATACCGATGCACTAAATAAAGTAGTAATAGATACTAGTAATAACCGTATAGGTTTCTTTAGTGAAGTAAGTGGGTCTGCAGTAGAACAAGTAAGAATACAAGATGGTGCTATTGTTCCTGTAACTGATGATGATATAGACATTGGTAGCTCTTCACTTAAATTTAAAGATCTGTATGTAGATGGTGTAGGTAATATTGATTCTGTAGTCGTAACAGGTGCTGCTACATTTTCTAACATAGACATTAATGGTGGTGCTATAGACGGTACAACAATAGGTGCAGCCTCTGCAGGAGCAGCTACGTTTACTGATCTTACTGCCACAGGAACTACAACAGTAACTACAGCAGATGTAAATGGTGGTAACATTGATGGCACTGTAATAGGTGCTTCTACTGCAGCAGCAGGTACATTTACAGATTTAACAACTACAGGGACATCAACTCATGCTACGGTGGATATTAATGGCGGTAATGTGGATGGCACAACAATTGGTGCTTCTAGTGCTGCAGCGGCTAGCTTTACAACTGTTTCTACATCTGGTCAAGCGACACTGGCGACTGTTGATATTAATGGTGGTAATATTGATGGTACTGTTATTGGGAATAGCACACCTGCCGCTATAACAGGTACAACTATTACTGCAAACTCTGGTTTTGTTGGTGACTTACAAGGTAACATTACAGGTAACATAACTGGTAACATTACAGGTAATATTAGTGGTGACGTTACAGGTAACGTAACTGCAGGTTCTGGTACATCTACATTTAACAATGTAACAGTTAATGGTACATTAGACGTTACAGGTACAACAATTGCTAACGTTACTGATCCTAGTTCTGCACAAGATGCTGCGACAAAAAATTATGTTGACAC